GCTATCAGTATCGTCTAGAAGAAAACTTGGCGATGTACTTGAAATATGCAATGTCGTGCTAGGCGAACTCGTCCCAATGCCCAAACTCTCAGCACTGGCATCCCAGAAGAACTTTGCCGTGGTGCCTGTGTCCTCGTAGAAGCTGATGTCGCCGTTGGAGGCGGCCCTTATGCGATCTCCAGACTTTACCCCCGCATCTGTGCGAGTTTCAATGGTAAAGTCACCAGCGTTAAGTCGCAACCACACGTCTTCATCTGTAGTATCAGTTTCCTCAAGCTGTATTCTAGGTGATGCATTAGAAAATGCACCACTCCCATCCACAGTCAGCCCATCGCTGGTCAAAGTACCCGTGATGTCTACGCCTGTGCTAGTGGTGGCGAGTTTGGCTGCGTTATCGTAGAATAATTCAGTATTGCCATCTGCACGGAAGCGAGCCATTGCTTCGCCAGTGTATTTGTCAAAGTTAATTTGATTTGCACGAATTGTTAGATTGCCAGTTCCAGCGTCATCAATATAACTATTCGACCCATCATGGTAAATCTGTAGGTCAGACCCTGCGCCGAAGATGGCTTTGTCGTTGTCGCCGAAGGACAAGTTACCCGTCATGGTGCCGCCAGACACCTCCAGTTTATCTGTATTCAGGTTAGTGAAGTTGCTGTCCACCTCTGCATGCGTGAGCGGTGAACCCTTCCCAGAGCGGGTAACAATAGTAGCCATCGATTAGTCCAATCGTATTTTCAAGTTTCCAGCAGAAATGCGAAAAATGTCGCCCGTTTCAATTGTCTTAGGCAAGGCAGTAGTAAAATCGCTTGGATCGGTAAGCTGTGCATATGCAAGCAAATTTCCACCGCTAGACGCGTCGTAAACGCCAGCGTATGTCACGGTTCCCCATGAGGCTGTGGCAGTCGGAAACTCAATTGCAGATGTTGTTGCCGCTTCCGTTGGACTTGTGCCTGAAACGGTAAACGCAGCCGTCTGACGCGCGTATGACCCGCCAGACACCTCAGTGCCTGCCGCGCTATCGCTAGACGCAGAAGTGTGCAGCCCAACGTATAGCGTTGACGGCGCGGTATAGGCGGTGCCTTCGAACACATGCCCCAGTATCTTATCTTCAAGATAGTCTGTAAAACTCATTAGTAACTCCTAATACTCATGCGCAAACCAGTGCTTTGTGTGCGCGATTTTTCTGAGGCAAGATTAACACTATCCAACGCAGATTGATACAGGTTGGCCCAAACTGGCAGTCTCGCATCATCACCCAAGAACGGCGCAGTATGCATTAGCGCACCGTACAGATAAACATCTGGCGCATCCTGCAGCAGCCAGTTGTATGTGTTGCTGTCAGACAGAGCCTCGTTCTTAGCGTAATACAGGAGTTCTGCTGTATACTCAGCGTCAGGCGTTGGATATATTTCAAACGCACTATCGCTCATTGTATAATACTTTGGCCTGCCAGATGTATTTCCTGAGTTCATGCGGCGATTAATAATTTCAGCGTGACCAACCTGCTTTAACTCATAAGTATCACCACCGCTCAAGTAAAAACGAATGCTCTCTAGCCAGTCAGTCGGCACACGCGAATACTGATCGTCTAGCTGAACTGTCGCGCGCTTTTCCATTTTCCAATGGCGAACTTTTCGCGCGATGTCTGCCTCCGCCAAGTCGATAAACGTATCAATCGTCTGATCAATGTCAGGCTTGTTGATGAAGTTTCTAACTTGGTCTTTGAGTTCCGCGTATGTCGATGGCATGTGTCACCTTACCCATTGTTTGCAGCGTTGCTAACAGCAGCCAATGCAGATTGTTGAGCAGATGCAACGTCAGCAGGCGCAGACAATGAGAAGCCAGCAGATTTAACGTCATCAAACGATAGCGTCTGCTGCGACTTGACTGCCGCCATAACTTGCTGCGACACTGTGTTGTTGAACACCTGATAACGCGCATCATCCATTAGGAATGGCGTTGCGTGTAGCAGTGACGTGTAAAGATAAACATGCGGCGCATCTGTCAAAAGCCAGTTTGTCGTATTGCTATCAGTGAGCGCAGGAATGCGCTGGTAATAGTCAATGTCCATCGAAAGCGAAGATGATGGGGATGGCGTTACAACTAACTCACGCCCAATAATTGCAAAGAAACGTGGATTTGCTGCATCGCGCGTGCGAGTGCGACGTAGCATTGTAAGTTGCTGCGGTGTGATTTGCTCTAGCGGTTCATCCTCTGTAGACGCAACCTGAACGTATACAACTTCTAACGCATCTGCTGGCAGCGTTGCGCGACCAGATGTAATTGCGGCTGTATTAGACGCAACCATGTCAGCGCTGCGCAATACGTCGTTTAAGGTGCTTTCCGCTAGGCGAATAAAGTCTGGGATTTTTTGATCGAGGTCAGCGCGGTTTAGCCAATCCCCGATTGCAGTTTGCAATTCTGCGTAGGTTGTAATTGCCATGTTAAACTCCTAAGATTGGCTATTTATAGCATATATATTACTATATGGTCTACCACTTCACTTTGTTGGCCCAGTACGCCGCAGACATCTTGCCCTTGGCTATATTCTTCGCATGGCGCGCCTTAAAAGATTTAGCACGCTTTGTCATAGTTTTATCGCCCGTCTTGCCTTGTTGACCAAAGCGAATGGTCTTAACCTTATCGCCCTCTTTTGCCACAACTACGTGTGACTTAGTAGCGTGGCTTGGAGTACGCTTAGGCTTATTATAACCCGATACTCCAGCGCGGGCGAGGCGGGGGTCTTTAGGCATTACATTCCCATCATTACTGGGTCTATGCCCATGGAACTTAAATAGCGCGCATAGCCGCGACGATAGTTTGCTGGGTCAACATAAAGATCAGCGCCTGACATAGCTGCGCGCTCCGCATCTACAAACTCACGGAAAGACATGATTTCCTGCGGAATAGCGGGCGCAGATGGGGACATTGCTGATGGATAAGCTGTTGTTGGCGTAGCTGGAGCTATTAAGCCTAACTGCTCCGACATTGGCGCGACTGGAGCAACACCTGAAGCCATGTCACCTGTCGGACTTAGCGCTGCAGTTGTTGCTACTGGGCGAGGCATACTAGGAGCGCCGCGACCAGCTTCGCCCATATACATATCTGCGTAGCTTGGGGCTGGCGTAGTTGCGCGTGGAGCAAGCATAGAGCCTGCAAACTCGCCACCCTCACCGATGCCGTACACATCTGGGTTTACGATTTGGTCCATAACGATTTGTTCTTTTTGCGCTTCAGAAAGCAAACCCTCTGGACGCAACACTGGTCTAGGCGAGCTACCGTTATCTCTTGCAGATGTGCGTGCGGCAATCTCCTCAACACGCTCCTGAGCCTCAAGTGGCTTAGCAAAAAGATTGGCCAGCATCGAAACCAAACCGCCACCCTCAAACTTATCGCCAGATGCGCCTGCACCGCCGCCATCCAACATATCCAGCAAGCCAGTAAAGCGTTTGCCTGTTGCGGCTCTGCCACCAAGCCTTTCTTCCAATCTGCCGCCGCCTAGCGCATTAACAGCGCCCAAGCCAGCCAATAAGCCTAATGCCTGTCCTGCATTCATTTTTTCTTACCTTTTTTGCTTTTGCTCAGCTTCTTTAAGTCTGCGCCAGTAATTTTCTTGCGTGGTGGAGCCACTGCGGCTAACTTCTTTTGCTTTGGGCTATACTTAGAATACGGCATTAGGACTTCACCTGTTTTTCCCATTCATAACACTTAACCTGCTTGATTGTATACGTTGGATATTTCACCTGCAAAGATGGAACTCCATTCTGCATAAAATCAGCAATGCATTCATTCTCACTCACATACGCAGGACCACCGACTGCAAAGCAGTAATTCTGTGCGCACAAGAGAACAAACGCGGTAAACATTACATCACTTCTTCACTTTCTTCTTAGCTGTTTTAGCTGCTTTTTTAAATGCTGCAGCAGTTGGCGCACCTTTTGCACCAGCTTTGCGCATCTTTTCGCCAGAGCCTGCTGCAATTCTTTTACGCTTTGCATGAATATTTGCATAAAGACCCTTTGCCATTACTTTTTAGCTTTCGCCATGCATTTGCCCTTGCGCTTGCACGCCATAGGTGTTGGGCAACCTTTGCACGGTTTAAAACCAGCTTTGCTTCCCATTTTCTTCATTCCACCA